TTATTTATACAATAGAAGTACAGGACGGTGAGCGAACTTATTACGAGTGGAATTTCGATCGAGAGCGTAATTACGTTGATTATTTAGAAGGCAAGATTACTGATCGTGACTTACTTTACGATGTTTATGGAACAGAGTTAGAGGACAGTGATTGTATCGATCTTGAACAAAAAACCAAATCCTATCAGATTGGTGATGTGATAGCCTCGATCGAAAATGTCAACTCTATTACAGAAGAACATCTACAAATAGTAAGGAGGTATGTATGAACGATCCAGATAAAATGAGACTGTTTTTCTTGATGGTCTTTGTGTTGTTGATTATGACATCGTACGTGGTTTTGTTTTAATTAAGCTCAACTCCCTTGGGCTTGACCCTCGGTCAACGGTTCGTTGATCGGGGGTTTTTTATGCCTATTAATCTATGTGTATTGTTATTCTGAAAATTAAAAAAGTTTTTGAAAAAAGTTTTGCAAAAGTACTAATATCTCTAATAAACTAATAGATTCGTTCTACAAGTCTCTTGGTTAAGAGGTTCTTTGGTTTTACAAAACTAATAGATTTCTATTAGTCTATTAGAAACTATGGTAAGATTACCTAGAGGGCACAGAAAAACTATTTATTTGTTAATAAAACTAATATGATTGTAATAACTTTATGCAAAGCTCGGAGCTAAGATGAAACAGTTGACATATACATCATTGATGCCAACAGAAGACGGTAAAGGATTCGTTGACGAAAACGGTAAGATTTGGCAGCCACTCAATTCTAAACAAAAGAAATTTTGTAAGGAGTACTTCAAAGGACAAACTGCGACTGAAGCAGCAGTAAAAGCAGGATATACGAAGGATCGCAAGGGTGCGAAGACACAAGGCAGTGTATTACTAAATCATAACCCAGTTGTAAAGAATTACTTGATCGACTTGGAAATCGCGGCTTCGGAAAGAGACGCAGTTTCCCTAGAGAATCACCTCTCTACCCTCCACGATCTACGGGAGGAGGCAAAAGACCAAGGTCAAATATCCGCTGCCATCACAGCCGAGGTTCATCGGGGCAAGGCAGGTGGACTCTACATCGATCGACGCGAGATACTTACCGCGAAAATCGATTTGATGTCCAAGGACGATATACTCGATCGACTCGAGAACCTGATCAAGAAAAGAACTTTGGATGCAAAAGTTGTTGAAGGCGAACTAACCACGGACTGAGTCGCACGAATCGCGGATCGACTCTATCGGTCTACTCTACACTCTACTCTACTTGCTCTACTCTATCCACTGAACACTGTTCCCTGACCCATTCCCATACACTGATAGCCACTCGTGCGAATCGCCCAGGATTGTGTAGCATTCGGGCGAATCATGAGGTTTTGATGGCAAAATCTTTTTATTCTTTTATTCTTTTATTGCTTTACAAGTAAAGCGGTTTAAGGCATGATGACTGTATCAATTAAGTAAAGCGGTTCTTTTTTGATACCTAACTAATATTAACCGCTGAGGAAAAGATTATGAATAAATCTAACCAAAAAACTGCCACTTCTAAAGTGGTTTCTTCTAACCCTTTCAAGCCGACTGGTAAAAGTGGCGGTGGAGTTGCTCAGACGATGACTCTGACTCTTACTGAGAATGCTCAGCAAGATATGGTTGTTGCACCTAGACAAGTCCAGCTTGTTCTAGCTTACTTGCACGAGCAAGGTGGCTCAGCTACTGTTAAGCAGATTGATGACTTCTCTGTCACTGCTGATGGTGACATTGCATGGTGTAATGCATCAGGCGATGCTTATGAGCAGACCCCGAGCAAGATCCTCAGAACCTACATCAGCAAAATGCGAGGTGCAGATGACTGGGGCAAACATGGTGTGAAAGTCTTAGTCAGCTAAGACCACACCACCCACCAAAGCCCACTACTCAGTGGGCTTTTTTATGTCCGCGATTCAATGATCACTCGTGCGAATCGCTCACTCTCTACTGACCCCTGATCCATTCTTACCCCTGACCATAGCTATCGACCCTATCCCATTCCCACCTCAGATTGCAACACAAGACCCCCATACCCCCTTTTTCGTGCGAGTCGCGGGTCCCACCCGCCCTCCCTTGGTGTTGGGCTCTCTTTTGCAAGTAGTTTTCAAATAAGTCCCTAGTGAAAAAATTTTGCGAAAAAATTTTTTACGATTATACTTTTGGGATGGGTTTTAAACTTAGCTTGGTTCTCGGAGTCCTATTGGCGGCATCTTTGGCGGGTTCGTGGTTCTTATTAGACCAGATATCCACTCTCAAAGGTAATCAGATAATCCTGGAAACAAAAATATCCGAGCAAAACGAATCCATCAAACAATACCTAGCAAAACAAGAACAGCTGTCCGCGAGTCTTGGTACGTTAGAAGCCGAAAAACAAAACGCACTTCGTGAAGTAAATAAATTAAGAAACACATTTGCTAAGCACGATCTGGATAACCTTGCACTAAACAAACCTAAACTTGTTGAGAAGATGGTTAACCGTGGTACTAAACGAGTAATAGATAATCTTGTAGAGTTGACCACTGTCAGCGAGGAGGAGCCGAGTGGATGAAGAAGGACCGATTGAAAAAATTTAGTATTGTTGCGTTGTTCGCGGTCAGTGGTTGTTCGTTACTACCTACAGCTAAACCGATAGATGTTAATACGATCGCATTACAAGCACCGATGTACCACCCACCATTACCTATGGAAATCCAAGCGACCGAGGTAACATTTGAAGTGTTAACTCCAGAGATCATGGAAGAATACCTACAACTCGTTAAAGACGGTAAAGCTCCTGCGGTTGCATACTATGCGTTAACTACACAACAATACGAAAACCTTTCGATGAATATGGCAGAGATCACACGCTACACAAAGAACATTTTATCGATTGTAGAGTATTATAGGAACTACGATAAGGAAGAAGATGAGTAAAGGAAGTAAACGTAGACCAGAAAAAGGTAATCAATACCAAGATAACTGGGAAAAAATATTCGGGAAGAAAGATGCCAAAAACAGTACCAAAGTTCAAAGAACCGCTAATCTTCGGGTATTACATACACGCTAGACCTGAACTAGGCGAAATCAAATGGCAATGGTCAGATCAACGTAAACAGTTTTGGGAAGATTGGATTCCTAAAGATAAAGATCTAATTATTCATACCAAACTATCCGCGGACCACGAACAGTTGTTCAGGGATGCCTTTTGGCAAGACATGGAAGACGAAATACGGAATACGAAAGATAGTCTAAATTTCAGGGCTAGGGAACGACGGGCTAAGAAAAAAGCTACCGCGAACCAAGGATCCCACCCTTCACCCTAACTACTTTACTTATTCGTAAAACACAGCGTTTTACATTTTGTCGTTAGTTAGCTTATACTTCGATGATGGCTACCCCTGAATCCATCGCAGCACCCAGAGAAATCACAGAGCTGAACCCCTTAATGGATTTATTAAGGGAGCTAAACCCAGCATTACAAAATGATCCTGTCTTCCAGAAAATTTCTGGGGCAGGAGGGTTTTTAAGAGATCTAATAGAAGATCCGTTTAACTATTTAGGTGGTGGTGCAGGAGCAGGAGCAAAACTTGCGATTCCTCCACTTATTGCTAAATTTGATAAACAACTCAAAAAACTAAAATTTGATTACGACAGGGAAATGCGTAACGCACAAGGGAGCGATGGATCTGCGGCTCTTACTGCAGCAGATAAAATCAAAAAGAAAATGGACGCAGTTGAAAGAAAACGTAGTGCGGCTATCGTAAAAGAACAAGCTAAAACACCTACGGTTAAAACTCCTAAACAAGGGGAACTAGACCTTAGTGCTAAAGAAGGTATCGAGTCTTTATTAAATAAAGAATTATTAGTACATAGTAGTCCGAAAACAGGTATTAAAAGTTTACAACTTGACCCATCAGGATCTTCTCCTGGAGGTGTTTACCTTAACAGAAGTTTTTCTGATCCTAGAATTTTTGATTATGCCGAAGGCTTGGTGTCGCAAGGAAGTCCTAAAGGTGCTGCTTATTTAACTAGACCTAGATTTTCTAAAACATTAGACGCAGAAAATATTGATCAAAATACTTTAAGTAGGATAGACGAACTTATTGCAGAGTTTCAACCTAAAGGAGCTCCTACACCTGAGAACACTAATACCCAATATATATTACAAGGTTTATCAAGAAATAAAGCTAATGAGAATATGTATTTCCCACATGGTTTTTCAGACGAACTTAATACAACTATTGCTGATCTCGGTTTTGATTCTTTACGTTATCCAACTAGAAAAGGTTTTGGAAAACTCGGTGAATCAGACACAGTGATTTCACTATCTCCCGAAGAAACTTTAGATATAATTGAAGAAATACCTTTTGAAGATATCTATAAAAGGATGTACGAATTACGAAAGTATAACGAATGACATCTAACGCAGATAAGTTAGCAGCTTTACGGGAAATAGATGTTTCCCATTTATCTAAAGCAGAAGCTAAAGAATTTACGATTCTTTTAGAAGAACTAGAAAAACGTGAATTCCAAGAAAAAGCTACAAGCACTTTTATGGATTTTGTTAAATCTATATGGGCTGAGTTTATTAACGGTGATCATCACGTTAAAATGGCGAAGGCTTTTGATGATATCGCTACAGGTAAACTTAAACGTTTAATTATCAATATGCCGCCTAGACATACAAAGTCTGAGTTTGCATCACATTTGTTTCCTGCGTACCTGTTAGGTAAAAATCCTAAATTAAAAATTATAGAAGCAACCCATACCGCTGACCTTGCGGTTAACTTCGGACGTAAAGTTAGGGATTTAATTGACGGAGAAGAATACGCGGCTTTATTTCCTGAAACAGAACTAAAAGCAGATAGTCGTTCTGCAGGTAAATGGTTAACGAATAAAGGCGGTGAATATTACGCAGCAGGTATTGGTGGTGCATTAGCAGGAAGGGGGGCAGATTTATTTATTATTGACGATCCACATTCCGAACAAGACGCCATGTCTGATAAAGCTTTAGAAGAAGCTTACGAATGGTTTATGGCAGGTCCACGACAAAGGTTACAACCTGGAGGAGCAATCGTTATTGTAATGACCCGTTGGAATAAAAAAGACCTTACAGGACGGTTAGTTAAGAAAATGGCACAAGATCCTGGAGCAGATCAATGGGAAGTTATTGAGTTCCCTGCAATATTACCAAGCGGCAAACCTTTATGGGATAATTTTTGGAAACTAGAAGAACTAGAAAGTATAAAAGCATCGGTTAGTCCAGGAAAATGGGCGGCTCAATATATGCAACGACCCACAGGGGAAGGTATTTCGATTATACCGAAAGAATGGTTTATGATTTGGGACGGAGATAAACCACCTAAATGCGATTATTTGATACAAAGTTTTGATACCGCGTTTTTAAAATCAGAAAGAGCTGACTATACCGCTATAACTACGTGGGGAGTTTTTTATCCTGAAGGTAAAATAGGCGAAGAACATTATCACGGGGATGAAGCTCATCTAATTTTAATTGATTGTATAAAAGAACGGTACGATTTTCCTGAATTAAAAGCTGAAGCGTTACGTTTGTATGAATATTGGCAACCTGATACAATTATTATTGAAGCAAAAGCTAGTGGTTTACCACTGGTACAAGAATTACGTAGAATCGGTATTCCTGTAAATACTTTTTCTCCTGGAAAAGGGCAAGATAAAATAGCTAGGCTAAATTCTGTTTCCCCTATTTTCCAAGATGGACGTGTTTGGATTCCAGATAACCGTTGGGGCGAAGAACTGATGGATGAAGTTTCTGATTTCCCGAATGGAGAAAACGATGACTTAGTTGATGCGACTACTTTAGCGTTAGCTAGGTTCAGGGAAGGCGGGTTTTTAACACTTTCGAGTGATTATTTTGAAGAGGAAGAACCCTATCAAGGCGAAAGGGTTTATTATTGAGGAAAATCATACTATGATGTATTACCATGGCTATTGAAAAACAACCAATTCCTATGCGTTCTGGTTCTGAAGACCCAATCGAACTAGAATTAGTACAGCAACCCGACGAAGAAACTGAGCTTTTCGTTCAGCCTGACGGTTCTATTGTACGTGGCAGCGATATGGAAGAAGAAACACCGTCTAAGTTTGGCGAAAACTTAGCAGAAGTTTTAGACGACCGTGAATTAAACACTATTGCCGCAGAATTAGTTTCATCTTACGAAGAAGATTTAGATTCTAGAGACGATTGGTTTCAAACTTATAGTGAAGGTTTAGAATTATTAGGAATTAGTTCTGATTCTAGGTCACAACCTTTCGTTGGAGCTTCAGGAGTACACCATCCGATCCTTGCTGAAGCAGTAACACAGTTCCAAGCACAAGCTTATAAAGAAATGTTACCCGCAGGTGGACCTGTAGATACAGAAGTTTTAGGAATTACCGATAATGCTAAGATGGAAAAGGCAAATCGTGTAAAAAACTTCATGAATTACCAAATTACGTACAAAATGGAAGAATATGACCCAGAAATGGATCAATTACTCTTTTATTTACCGCTTTCTGGCTCCGCTTTCAAAAAAGTTTACTACGATCCTGCTTTAGGACGTGCGGTTGCACGTTTTGTTAAGTCAGAGCACCTTGTTGTTCCGTATTACGCAGTAGATTTACTTACCGCACCAAGAATTACCCATGTAATTCATATGAACGAGAACGAATTACGTAAATTACAAATTTCTGGGTTCTATAAAGACACCGATATGATGTCTCCAACCAGTAATCCTGATTTAACTGAAGTAGATGATAAAATTGACGAACTTCAAGGCTTAACTAGAACGATAAGCGACGAAGAATTTACATTATTAGAAATGCACGTGAATTTAGACCTCGAAGGTTTCGAAGATGTAGACGCCAACGGTGAAGAAACAGGATTAGCGTTACCTTATATCGTTACTATTTGTAAAGATAATAATAAAGTACTAGCGATTAGACCTAATTACGATCAAAACGATCCAATGCGTAAAAAGATTGAATATTTTACTCATTATAAGTTTCTTCCAGGATTAGGTTTTTATGGTTTTGGTTTAATCCATATGATGGGCGGATTAACTAAATCAGTTACTTCAATTTTACGACAGTTGATTGATGCAGGTACGCTTTCTAATTTACCAGCAGGATTTAAATCACGAGGATTAAATATTCAGCGTCATGATGATCCGTTACAACCTGGAGAGTGGCGTGATGTCGATGCTCCTGGAGGTCGACTACAAGACGCGTTTTTACCACTACCTTATAAAGAACCAAGCGGTACATTAACAACTTTACTAGGTGCTTTAGTTGATTCAGGTAAAAGATTTGCAGCAACAGTAGAAGATCCAACAGGCGACGGTAATTCCGAAGCTCCTGTAGGTACAACCGTAGCATTAATGGAAAAAGGACAACGAGTGATGTCCGCAATCCACAAAAGATTACATTATGCACAAAGAT